GGATGAGAAGGATACGGCGGCGGCGGTGATTTGGGACGCGTCGAACTTGGCGAGGTTGCACGGTAGGCCGTCGTGGATGGCGGACGCTGTGCCCCCGGTTGTTAAGACGATTGTCCGTAATGCTTGTGTCCGTTACATGGACCTGTCTGAGTCCGTTGTTCAGTCTCGCGCTGGTGATGAGACGGAGGCGTACACGGATTTGGCGTTGCGTACGGGCACGGTGTTTTATACGCCGGATGAGGTGCGGACGTTGCGTCAGGCGGCGGGCCTGGATTCAACCTTGTCGGTTGTTCACACGTTCGTCCACTCCCCTACCGCCCCGGCGTCGAGGGATGTTGACCGTGGTTGGCATCGTTGCGACTGGTGGGTGCCGGGTGCCCGCTTTAAGTGGAGCGAGGGGGGCTTGTAGTGGCTGTTGGTAGGCACAGAGGGTTGACGGGCGTTGTGTATGGGCGTAAGCGGGCGCGGGACGCCAGGGGGAACCTGGTGACTGTTCCCGATTTGGAGCGCCCGTACAAGTGCCGCATGTCAATGAAGCAGATCAGGTCGAATCGTGGCGCGGCGAAGGGCCAGTTGACGAACGAGGTTGCGTTGATTCTGGTGGAGCCTCGCACGGTTGACGGGGAATTGCTGACCGACGTCGGCGCGTGGACGTTGATCGAGTTCGACGGTAAGCAGTGGGATGCGGCAGCTCCCCCGGCGTTGAAGCGGGGGACGCGCAGGACGACTCATTGGGAGTTTGAGTGCAGGCCGCGTCCGCCGTCAAACCTGACTGGGATTGGTGGTGGTGCTGATGGCAACCATGCTCGTAAGTAAGGAACGGTTGAATAAGATCGTCTCGCACATGCCGCAGGTGCGGCGTGAGGTGAGGGGTCAGACGAACAAGCGGGCGGCTGTGGCGAAGGCTAAGCTGGCGGCCCACCGTTACCAGGGGCATGCGAAGATCGAGTCGTATGTTGCGTGGGTTGACGGCTACATCGTCCTGTCCGATGAGGACGGGTACAAGGCGGCGGCGGCTATCGAGTATGGGCGTAGCGGCGAGACGCGGTACAAGCCGATTCTTGACGACTCGGGGAAGATCGTCGGCCAAAGGGTCATTCACATTGGCCCCACAAGGGGTGTGGGGGCGTTGGCTGCAGCTGCAGCTGGTGGCCGTGTTTGACGCGTCGAAGTTGGGCCCTGGCAGGCATGTGACGGTTGAGACGTTCCTGCCTGGCTGGTTGGAGGCGGACCTGCCTGACGGGGTGACCTGCAGGTCTCGCATCGAGGAGGGCAACTCGGTCCCGTATGTGATGGTTGTGGAGGTGCAGCCGACGACGGGAGGCCAGTTCATCCGGGCGGATGGCGCTTTGGACGTGTTGGAGTTCGAGGTTCACACGTTCACGTCCGGTCTGGACGCTGAGGATGTGGCGTGGCGGATTAGCTGGTCGATTATCGAGTTGTTGCGCAAGTATGCGGCGCAGGGCAGGCGGGTTCCTGGTCGAGAGTCTTTCGTTAAGGCTTTCGAGTTGATGGAGCGGCCTCGGCGTCGTGAGGACTGGGCGGATTCTACTGGCCCTGTTCAGTATCAGGATTTGCCGGTGGGGATGGAGCGTTTCGTGTTCCAAGCTCGACTGGTGGTGTTGCACCGTTGATGGTGCAGGAATGGTGAGGTTGTTATGGCGATGGATGATAACAAGACGTTGATTGTGGCGACTGCGCAGATTTACACTGCGCCGGTTGACACGAAGGCCCCGACTGTCGCGGCGTACAAGACGAACAAGACGACCGCGTTGACGGGGTGGACGAATATCGGTCACACGTCGGCGGAGAATCCTTTTAAGGCGTCTCGTAGTGGCGGCGATGTGACTACGAAGGGGTCGTTGCAGAAGAAGAAGTTGCGCACGTCGATTGGCGACGTTTCGTACAGTATCGAGATTGCGCTTGAGCAGTTCGATGCGGCGTCGATCAAACGCTACCTTGGCGCTAACGCTGCGACAGTGGATGGCATCACGTACGCGAAGTCCAAGCCGACTGCTGAGCATTGCGCTCTGCTGATCGTCGTGGAGGATGAAGGCAATGTGTGCTTTATCCACGCGGGTAAGGCGGACCTGGTTGCTAACGGCGACTTTGATGTGAACAGCGTGGAGGAGTTGGCGTCGTTGCCGATCAAGTTCGAGATTCTTGAGGACCGGAACGGTAACACGCTCGGTATTGGCGAGGTCATGTCGCTGGCTGGCTGATCGAGGCTTGAGGGGGCGACCCGTGTGGGGCGGGTGCCAGGGTGGCTACGCGGGCCGTCCCCTTTGTTTTTCCTGGCATACCACTGTGGCACTTTTGGAGGTTTGTAATGACTGCAATTGATTTCGAGAATCTTGACCTTGATGCTCTGCGCGCTGAGGCGAACAACAAGTACAAGAACCTGACGGTTCGCGGTGTGGTGTTCCGTGGCCTGATGCGAGTGAGCAAGGATGAACGCGAGCGCTTCAATGAGTTGACGGCTGCTCGCCAGTCGGGCGATGAGCAGACGGATGTGACGGAGTTCTACCGTGACATGCTGATGCTGGTCGCGGAGGATAAGGCTGCGGCTGAGGCGCTGCTTGATGATATTGGTGAGGATGCGGCTGTGCTGGACACGCTTGTGTCGCTCTACTTTGAGCGCACGCAGGTGGGGGAAGCCTAGCCGTCGCGGGCTTGCTGGATAAAGCGGGGACGGGGTTGTACGCGGATTTTCGACTCTACTATGGGATTGACCTGGTAGATGCAGTAGAGAGTGGTACCCCGTCCCCGCGTTTTTTGCTTGCTCTGGTGCGCGGCTTGCCGGATGGTTGTTGGACGCAGGCGTTGTTGGCGGAGATGCCTGAGTTGCGCGGGTGGACGCGGGAAATGTCTCTGCTGGCGGACGTGTTTGACAACATTTCGGTGAATACGGTGGCGACTGGTTTTGGGAAGTCGCGGCGTCCGTATTTGTGGCCGGGCCGTCCTGGGGTGAAGCAAACGTTTGCGGCGGAGAAAGTCTCTGTGAAGGGTGTGAGGCAGATGTTCGTGGACCTCGTTTCTGGGTGACCGGGTGGTCTGCCTCGCCCCCTCGCGGGTTGTTGTTGAGGGGGGTTTATGGGCGCTGAGGCCGGTAATGTTGTTGCGCGTCTCGCGGTGAAGGTCACGCCGGATACTAAGGATTTCTGGGGTGACTTGTCGCGGCGTTTGGACGCGATTGAGAAGCGTTTGCAGCCGCTTGAGGTTGGCGTCGAGTTGGACGAGAACGCGTTGCGTGAGCGCGTGCGGGTGATGTCTGAGCGGGCGCAGGCGGCGGTGAAGGACGTCCAGATGGGCGTCCATTTTGATGAGCGAGAGTTCGCGAAGATCGGCACGATGGCCGACAGGTTGGATGACGCGGCGGAGCGGCACGCGGGCACACTGTCGAAGGTGTACGACGGTGACATGGACACGATCAGACGGCACTGGTCGGCGTCGCTAGAGGCGATGAAGCGGGACGCGGCTAAGCGGTTGATGAAGTTTAAGGGGCCTCATTCGGATGAGGATTCGTATTGGCGCGGGCATACGGAGTCGGCGTTTCGCGCGTGGTATGGGCGTCGCGGCGAGGAAATGCGCCGGGTGTTCCGGGAGTTGGGGCCGGTCGAGTTTGAGATGCGTCCCGCCTCTGGCTGGCAGGATAAGGTGAAGGGTCTGCTTGACGGGTTCTTCAATAAGGAGTATACGGGCCGGGTTCGTTGGTCCGTTGATGAGGATTTGAATGATGTGGGTGCGTTGCGTCGGTTGCGTGCCCGCATGGAGCGCGAGTTCACTCAGGGTTGGAAGTACGTAGTTGACCCTGACGTCGATGTGAAGTCTGGCCGCGTGGATGCTGCGTTGAACAGGTTGCGTCATGAGATGCGTGAGCGGGCTTTCGGTAAGCATGAAGCTTTCCACTTGGAGATTAAGCCGCACATGAGTGACCATGAGCTGCGCGAGGCTGGCAGGAAGCTGAAGCACTTCAAGCGCAAGTGGGATGACACTGAGTTGGAGTTCAAGCTGAGCTTGGATCATTCTGCCCGCTACGTGGCTGCGGCCAGGTTGGCGATGTTGGCTCGCGACAGGTGGGTGAAGTTGCGCCCGGTGATCGACCACAAGGCGATGGTGATTGCGCGGGAGACGTTGGCTGCGATGTCGGGTTGGCGTTTGGCGTCGGACTTGACGCATAACGTGTGGGACTTGGTGAAGAATCTGGACAAGATGGTGCCGTTGATCGGCGCGGTGGGTGCCGGGTTTGCGGTTGCGGGTTCTGGCGTGACTCAGCTGTTGAAGCATACGTTTACGCTTGGTGGCGCGGTTGGTCACGTGTTGCAGGCGGCGGCGTTGTTGGGCCCGACTCTGGCG